CGCCGCTGAAAGAATTACGGCACGCGAAGGTACAACAAGCCCAGCCGGCGGACGCGCTGCTGCTGGAGCTGGTGCCGCCGCTGCAAGCGCGGCTGCTGCTCGCGCGGCGTCAAAAATTAAACCCATGCCAAAAATTAAACTTACGCCAGCGCCAAAACCTGTACAGAAACCTGTACAAGTCATCCGCACAACTGTGACGATGAAGCCAACGCCATCGGCAAAGAAACGCTAAAATGCCGTTGGTTAAATCACCTAGCGGTTCTGCATTTCGCAAGAACATAAAGGCTGAGGTAAACGCCGGAAAACCTGTCAAACAGGCGGTCGCAATCGCGTACAGCGTGAAACGCGAAGCCGCTAAAAAAGGTAAAAAGTAACCACAATGGCTGATCCGACAGGTATTAACAAAGTAGGCGACGTAGCTGACATCGGTAGCGATCCAGCGAACACCCGCGGTGACCCTGACACAATGGCAACCATGCGCCATCGTATGCAGATGGGTATGGCGGCGCTGTCGGACAGCCGTGAAGATGAACTAGACGATCTACGGTTTATGGCCGGCAGCCCTGACAACCAGTGGCAGTGGCCAGCCGACGTGTTGGCGACCCGCGGCGCGGTGCAAGGCCAAACAATCAACGCACGGCCATGCTTGACAATCAACAAACTGCCGCAGCACGTCCGTCAGGTGACGAACGAGCAACGCCAGAACCGCCCAGCAGGTAAAGTAATACCCGTCGATGATACGGCTGACGTTGAAGTCGCCGCTATCTTCGACGGTGTCGTGCGGCACATCGAATATATGTCCGACGCTGATGTCGCCTACGACACAGCCTGCGACAATCAGGTAACGTATGGTGAAGGTTACATCCGTCTAATTACAGAATATTGTAACGAAGAAACCTTCGACCAAGACGTTCGTATTATGCGCGTCCGCAACTCGTTTTCGGTCTACATGGACCCAACAATCCAAGACCCATGCGGCTCCGACGCTGAATGGTGCTTTGTCACGCAGGACATGACCAAAGAAGAGTATGAGCGCACGTTCCCAGACGCGTCGCCTATCTCGTCGATCATGTCCACCGCCGTTGGCGATGAAAGCCTGTCAGCATGGCTTGATGAAGACACTGTCCGCATCGCGGAATATTTTTACTACAAACGCAAGCGTGAAACGCTGAATTTGTACCCCGATAACGTATCTGCGTTCAAAAACACCGACATGGATAAGCAATTACGCGCCATGTACGGCAAACCTGTCCGCACACGCGAAGTAGACCGCAAAAAAGTCATGTGGATGAAGACCAATGGCTATGATGTGCTTGACGAACGCGAGTGGCCGGGCAGTTGGATACCTGTCGTGCGCGTCGTAGGCAACGAATTTGAAGTGCAAGGCCAAATTTACGTGTCTGGCTTGGTGCGGAACGCCAAAGACGCCCAGCGTATGTACAACTATTGGACTAGCCAAGAGGCAGAAATGCTTGCGCTGGCTCCAAAAGCGCCATTTATCGCCTATGGCGGCCAGTTTGAAGGCTACGAGAACCAGTGGAAGACTGCCAACACGACCAACTGGCCGTATTTGGAAGTCAATCCAGACGTTACAGACGGCGCTGGGAACGTATTACCGCTTCCGCAGCGTGCAGCACCCCCGCTGCCGCAAACAGGGCTCATACAGGCTAAAATGGGCGCTGGTGAGGACATCAAGTCCACTACCGGCCAGTATGACGCATCTTTGGGCCAGCAAGGCAACGAACGGTCTGCAAAAGCCATCGTCGCACGCGAAAAGCAGGGCGATGTCGGCACGTACCACTATGTAGATAACTTAGCCCGTGCGATCCGTCACATTACCCGCCAGCTTGTCGATATTATCCCTAAGATTTACGACACACAGCGCATTGCACGTATCATCGGCGTTGATGGTGAAGTCAGCATGGTCAAAATGGACCCTATGCAGCCAGAGCCTGTTAAGGAAATCCGCGACCAAAACGGCGGTATAATAGAGAAAATCTACAACCCGTCAATCGGCACATACGATGTTATGGTCACCACTGGCCCCGGCTACATGACCAAGCGTCAAGAGGCGCTCGACGCTATGTCAACGATTTTGCAATCCAACCCGCAGCTTTGGACTGTGGCTGGCGATCTGTTCATCAAAAACATGGATTGGCCCGGCGCGCAGGAAATGGCCGCACGGTTCAAGAAAATCCTTGACCCTAAAGTCTTGGAAGAAGGCGATCAGTCGCCAGAAGTCATGGCAGCCAAGCAACAGATTGAAGCCTTGTCGCAGGAACTCAACCGCGTGTCTGACATCATGGAAAATATCCAAGATAGCGCAGAGCAGCAGAAGATTGCCATCGACAAGTACAAGGCTGAAGTGCAGGCTTACGAAGCTGAAACCAAGCGCATCTCTGCGGTACAGAACAGCATGACACCTGAACAGATTCAGGATATTGTCATGGGTACGATTGCAGGCGCGCTGGATACAGGCGACTTGATCGGCGGTTCACCTGAGATGCGCGAAGTACCGCAGATGGACGAACAGATGCAGCAAGCCCCAGAGATGGGTGAGCAGCCTGAGATGCCAATGGAAATGCCTGAACAAGCCCCTGAAGGAATGATGTAATGAGTTGCGCTGATTTTATAGGTACTCTGTTTCTTGCGCGCGATGTGGCTCACTCGACGCACTTGAACACGCGCAGCTTTTCTAAACACTCTGCTTTGAACACGTTTTACGACGAAGTCATCGAACTGGCGGACAAATTTGCAGAGGCATATCAAGGAAAATATGGCTTAATTGGCCCTATTTCGCTTATGTCAGCTAAGAAAACCAACAACATTGTCGAGTTTCTTGAAGGTCAAGTAGACGAACTGATGGAAATGCGGTATAAAGTCGTCGATAAGGATTGCACCCCAATCCAAAACATTATCGACGAGATTTTTGGCCTGTATTACAGCACGCTGTATAAACTGAAATTTCTCGCATAAGGACGCAACACATGGGCTTAAAAACTGTAACCACCTGCCTTGGCTATCAGCAGATCACACCTGACACGTCAACGGCGCTTACCGTTCCTGCTGTAGACGCAGCAGGCAACAAATTGCAGCCAACTATGGCTGTTTTGGTCCCCGAAGGCCAGACAGTGCGTTGGCGCGATGATGGCACGGCCCCAACTGCCAGTGTCGGTATGCCAATCTATGTCGGCACTACGTTTTTCTACGATGGCGACCTTACCAAAATCCGCTTTATTAACACCGTAGCGGGCGGCAAACTCAACGTGAGTTACTACCAATGATCCAACTAACCGGCTCACCGCTCGCTATTACTGGTACAGCGTCTGCTGCCGGTTACACGCTTACAGCGGACGCGTTCATCACTATCGACGGCACAACGGACCCTTACACGCTGTCCGCGATAGACAATGGAAAAATCCTGTACGTCACAGATGCTACCGCGCTGACAATCAACTGCGCTGCAAATCTGGGTAAAGGTTTTTCTTGCACCATTATCCAAGCTGGCGCCGGTAAAGTTACGGTGGCGGCTAACGGCCAAACCTTAGTGTCATATTCGTCGCTGTTTAGCACGATGGGCCAATACGCGGTGATTTCACTTATCTGTCCAGTTGCCAACACTTTTGTGGCGGCGGGCAACCTCGGAGTTTAACTATATGCCGCAAGTTTTTTTATCTTTATTCGGCGGTGTAGGGGCGCAATTTTTTGATAATAACGGCGTTATTTTGTCTGGGGGTAAAATTTACACTTACGCTGCCGGCACAACTACGCCGCAGGTAACTTATACTAGTTCATCTGGCGCTACCCCACACGCCAACCCTATCATATTGGACAGCGCAGGGCGCGTACCGGGGGGTGAAATTTGGGTGCTTGCGGGGGTATTATACAAATTTACCTTAGAAACCGCGCTTGGTGTTCTCATAGCTACATATGATAATGTGGGGTCTGCGGCTTCTGGCGCAGCTACAATAGCAAATTTTGTTGGTACAGGCAGTCAAGTTAATTTTACTTTACCTTCCGCGCCGATTAGCGAAAACGCAACTAACGTGTATATTAACGGAGTATATCAACAAAAAAACACTTATTCTTTGGCGGCTACAACATTAACTTTTTCGCAAGCCCCACCTGTTACATCTACTATTGAAATAGCGTATTTTTAATGATAACTCCTGCATATAGCCCTACGGCGACTGAGCGAGTTCTTCCTCGCATGGCGCTGGATTTTACAACCGCCGTAACTGATTCTCGTGTGGCAACCGCACGGGCTGGAAACACTGCAACGCGATTTAATTCCAGTGGGTTAATTGAGACTGTTAATGCAAATCTTGCTCGTTATGATTTTAATCCATCCACATTGATTTGCAGCGGTCAGTTGATTGAGGAAGCTCGTACTAATCTATTTCTTAATAGTTTGATCGATGGAATAAATCTTGCAACCCAAATAGTTGTCCTGACAAATGTGGCGCATACATTGTCGTTTTATGGATCAGGGACTGTCACGATTAGCGGTGGGCACAGCGCAACTGTTGTAGGCACTGGAAACTTCCCCAGCCGAAGCACACTTACTTTTACGCCAACTGTCGGCGCAAGCACATTTACCGTTAGCGGTGATGTTAAATTTGCACAACTTGAAGTGGGTTCATTTGCTACAAGCTACATACCTACTGCAGCAACCAGTGTTTTACGCAACGCTGACGCTGTGAGCATGACAGGGACGAACTTCAGCGATTGGTATAACGCCAGTCAGGGGGCGTTTTTTGTACAGGCAACACCAACAAGTAACACATCCGCAATACGAGTTTTGATTGACGTAGCGGCAGACGCAAACAATCGAATGACTTTGCAACAATTCACATCTGGAATTTTTGCAAATTTGTTTGTTTTTGTAGGTGGGGCGTTGCAAGTAAACGCCTATTCGCTTTGCACAGCGGGTGACATTAGCTCGGCAATTGGCTACAAAATAAACGATTTTGCCATAGACACAAGTGTTGGAATAATTCAAACAGACAGCAGCGGTACTGTTGTTACGCCTACATTTATGAGAATTGGTGCAAGGCAGGATGGCGGCATTGCAGCTAACGGGCACATACAACAAATATCGTACTGGCCTCAACGTCTCACCAATAACGAAATTCAAGCATTTGCAAAAGGATGACCAATGGCTCTCACAAAAGTAACCTACTCGATGATTGCTGGTGCTGTTAGCAACATCCAAGATTTTGGGGCTGTTGGAGACGGCGTAACAAATGATGCCGCAAGCATTCAGTTAGCACTAAACTCTGGCGCAAAAAGTGTGTTCATTCCAGCAGGAACATATCGGGTAAATACAACACTTGAAATTCCAAGTGATGTGGAAGTGTGCGGTGTTGGAAATTCGTCAATCATCTCTTTGGGTGCGAACGCCAGTGTCATTTTGATTGACGGAACATCCGACGTGTATTTGCATGATTTTGCAATAAATGGAAATAGCGCCACGTACACCAGCACAAGCAACAATGCTGTGTTTATAGATTGGCGCACCACAGCTGGAACCAATGTCAGGTTGGAAAACCTTTACATCCACGATATTGGTGGTGTTGGTATTATTGGACTTGCTGCTGTTGGAACTCCATCATCAGGTGTTCAAATTGAAAAATGCCGTGTTGAAAACACTGGCGCTCACGGCATCATCACACAAGACTACATTTCGGATGTGTCAATTTGCAACAACACCGTGAAAGCAAGTGGTCTTGGATTCGCAGATCGCCCGGGAATCACTGCAAGTCGTTACGGCAAGAACGTCATTATCAGTAACAACATTTGCATTGGATCAAGTTCAGCACTTGGCACAAGTGTTCATGGCATTAGCATTGATGCTACTGAAAACGCTACTTGCACAGGTAACATTATTTCTGGGTGGAAAGGTTACGGTATTGAGGTTGGATTTGTAACAAACGGCACATTCCAAGGAAACTCAATCACTGGTTGTACACGAGCATCTATTGCTTTGTCTGGAATTGAATCTGCGTCTTCTAGAAACGTCAACGTTTCTGTTATTGGGAACACTTGCAACAGCGGAAGTACCCAAGGCATTTACGCATTCATGTCTGGCGGCACGGGAATATTTTTTCATGAGAACATTGTTGTCTCTGGAAATTGTGTCAATGGAAGCACAACGCAGTCAGGCATCGAAATAAACTTTGTTAACCAACTACTGGTTGCCAACAACTCAGTGAATAACTGTTTCTTATCTGGTTTGTATGTTGATAACTGCAAAGAAATTAACATAACCGGAAATAATCTTATTTATAACAACGCAACAGCTATTAAAAATGTTTCTTCGCTTACTTTGGTTGGTACAACTGCAACTGTTACGTCAACCGCGCATGGCTATTCAAACGGTGACATTATAACTATCTGGGGCGCTACACCAGTAAACTATAACGGCAGCGCGGCTATTTCAAACATCACTGCGAATACGTTTGACTATACCACAGTATCTGGACTTACGTCGCCAGCGGTGGGTGCAATTCAATGCACAAAAAGCAATTCTTTTGCGCATGGCGGCGCTCGTGTTTTGTGGTCTGTATTGACGACCAAAGAAACTTGCATTTTCGGCATTAATCTAATCGACAAAAACGCATGGCGAAATGTGTTCGATGTGACCATCAATGGACTTTATGGTTATATTAACGACTGGCTTATTTTACGTGAGGTTCGCGGTGTGCCTCCCGTTAATCTTCTGACTAGCGGAGCAATAGCCAACGAACGTGATCGCATGGCGCTTTTTATGATAAACAACAAATGGGTTGCTGCATATAACAACGCAGGAACCTCAAATTATGCAGTTCTTGATCTTGATGGTTCTGACACCGCTTGGTCTAACAGCGCCACTGCACCCTAAAGAATAAAGGACAAAGACCATGTTAAAAGCAGCACCAAACCAAACATGGCTAACGATATTGCTATGCTGCATCAAATGATGTAGTCTAGCCACCAACCGTACTGATGCGGCTCATCAGGAACTCTTTAAGGGTTAAACATGGACGATAATGTCTTTACCGAAGCGGATGCCTCCGCGCCAGAACTCGAAGCCACGGCAGCAATCGAGCCTGTAGAAAACACGACGCCGGAAGAGCAGTCTGCTGAACAGGAAGCATCTAAGTCCTTCTCCCAAGAAGAACTAGACGCCATCGTAGGCAAACGACTCGCAAGAGAGCAGCGTAAATGGGAACGCGAACAGGCTCAAAGAGCAGAGGAAATGCAGGCGCGGCAGCAGCCGATTCATGACATAACCCCTGAACAATTTGAGACTTACGAGGATTACGCAGAGGTTTTGGCCGAGCGTAAAGCCGAAGAAATGTTGGCACGCCGTGAAAGGGACGGCCAACAACGTGCAATGCTAGAGTCTTATCACGAACGTGAAGAAGCAGCGCGGGACAAGTATGATGACTTTGAACAAGTCGCATACAACCCCAACCTTCCGATCACCGACGCGATGGCAATGGCAATACAAGCGTCCGACATTGGCCCCGACGTGATTTATCACTTAGGTGTCAACACTAAAGATGCCCAGCGTATTTCGCGTCTAGACCCCATTTTGCAAGCTAGGGAAATTGGTATGATTGAGGCGCGGCTTTCAGCCGAGCCTACATTCAAAAAAACATCCAACGCCCCGGCACCGATTGCACCTGTCAACGCCCGCACCGCTGGTGCGCCAACATTTGATACGACAGACCCACGGTCAGTAAAGTCCATGAGTACGTCAGATTGGATTGAGGCAGAAAGGCTACGGCAGATCAAGAAGTACGAGGCACAACGCAACCGATAATTTAGGATTATTTCCATGTCTAACTCGATTTTAACAATCGACATGATCACGCGCAAAGCGCTTGAGATTCTCGAAAACAACTTGGTTCTTACCCGTAACGTAAACCGTCAATACGATGACAGCTTTGCTGTTGAAGGTGCTAAAATTGGTTCAACCCTGCGTATCCGTCTTCCAGACCGCGCACTTGTAACTGATGGCGCAGCCCTTCAGGTACAGGATGACAACGAGCAGTTCACAACGCTGACCGTTGCCAACCAGAAGCACATCGGCGTTAACTTCACGACTGCTGAATTGACCATGCAGCTTGACGATTTCGCAGAGCGCGTTCTCAAGCCACGTATCTCGCAGCTTGCTTCCAGCATCGACGCTGACGTTGCAAATGCGTATGCAACAATCGGTAACACTGTCGGCACGCCCGGCACTACGCCAGCTACTTCGGCTGTTCTTCTTGCTGCACAGCAGAAGCTGAACGAAAATGCTGCCGTGATGTCGCCACGTTATGCCACTGTCAACCCAGCCGCAAACGCTGGTTTGGTCGAAGGCATGAAGGGTCTCTTCAACCCAACTGACACTGTCAGCAAGCAGTTCAAGAACGGCATGATGGGTACAGGCGTACTTGGTTTTGAAGAAATCAATATGTCGCAGTCCATCAAGCAGTTCACCACTGGTTCGCGTACTGCAACCGGCGGCACGACTTCGGCTGCTGTCACCGCTGAAGGCGCAACCACCATCGCCATCACTGGCGCTGGCGCGGCTGCTACCGTCAAGGCTGGTGACGTGTTTACTGTAGCTGACTGTTTCCAAGTCAACCCACAGACCCGTGAAAGCACTGGTTCGTTGTTCCAGTTCGTTGCTCTTGCTGATGTCACACTCAGCGGCGCTGGCGCTGGTAACGTAACTGTTGCTGCAATCTACTCGGCAGCACACGCACTTGCCA